TTTCCAAGCAAGGCAGGGCGACATATTTTTTAGGGTTCTTGACAAGATTCCGTCCAAAGGTCTTAAAAAAAAGACTGATGGCGTTTTGGCCTATGGCGAACAAACGGGCCATGCTCATAAAATCACAACCAATATTTCTGACTGTGAGTCATATGTCGATGAAAATGGCGACATTTTCATTCGTTCCGACAAGGAAATGACTGTTGGTCATGATGAACACGACACGATTGTTCTTCCAGCCAATGAATGGATCTGCGTAAGCAGGCAGAGGGAGTATTCACCATTGGAAGCCTCAAGAGAAGCCAAAGTGCGTGATTAATAATTGTTGTCACATTATTTCGCAAGCTGCCGTAAAGATACGGCAGCTTTTTTTATGTCTAAAAACAATTTGAATTAGTAAAAATTTAAGAGTATAATTTACAATATTACTATTCTCACAGAATGTTATGTTTGAAATCAACAAAATTTATAATGAATGTTGTTTGCAGACCATGTCAAGAATGGCTGATAATTTTGTTGATTTGACTGTGACCAGTCCCCCATACGACAATTTGAGAGCTTATGACGGCTTTGTATTTGATTGGCAAGCTACTCTCAAAAACTTATTTAGAATAACTAAGAACGGGGGTGTAGTTGTTTGGATAGTTGGTGATGGCACGGAAAAAGGCAGTGAGACAGGCACATCCTTTAAGCAAGCTTTATATGCGATGGAATGCGGTTTTAATTTGCACGATACTATGATTTATGAAAAGAGTGGATTCGCTAACCCATCTTCCTCAAGATATCATCAAATTTTTGAATACATGTTTGTCTTTAGTAAAGGTAAACCAAAGACATTTAATCCGATAAAAGATCGAGAAAATAAATATAAAGGTGTTTGCGGAGGAGAAAAATCTTTTAGGGATGAATACGGGAAGAGATTTAATATTTGGAGATATTCAAATGGTGGAAACAATACATCCAAAGACAAAAAAGTTTTTCAACATCCGGCCCCTTTTCCTGAGATGCTTGCAAAAGATAACATAATTACTTGGAGTAATTTAGATGAATTAGTATACGACCCTTTTATGGGCAGTGGAACTACTGCTAAAATGTCTATTTTAAATCGCAGAAACTTTATTGGGTCAGAGGTATCTCAGAATTATTGCGATTTGGCCGTCGAAAGAATTAAACAATCTCAAACCATGAAAGATCTGCAAGGACATCAGTATTAGCAGATGTTGGTGCCATAGCAACTGTAAACACATCGGATACGCCATTGATGGTTCTTCCAAGTTGGAAATTGAATTGATTAATACTTGAAACATCCAAGGAGCCCATCTTGTTGATGTATCCTCCAACAACATTTGTTCCTGTGCCACTTACTATTCCTAAAGATGATGTGTCGTATTGAACATTTCCATTGTAATGGGTAACCCAAGATGTTCCACTTACCAATGTTGGGTTTAATACAATTCTGTATTGTACATCTTGGTTGCTTGTAACAATTGCGTTTAGGTTGGAGGGAATAATAACTGAGTCTAGTCTGCCGGAAGCTAATCTTAGCGAAATAACTGGGTACAAAACATCATCATCAACAAGTCTTTTTGAATTAGTCCCTAAATCTGTATTATATCTTCTGCTAAATCCTTCATAACCTGCTTCAGAAATAACACTATTACAAATTTGTTTTAGGTTTCCAGAAGCTGTGACTGTTCCAGTATTTGTTATTTCATATCTAAGTGGCAAACAAGCAGTTGTCATGTAAGTGCCGCTTATTGGACTTCCTCCTACTGGAGTATTTTTAAATGTATGGCAATGGACATATTTTCCATCTAGTACAAATCCAACTCTTACATCGCCAACACCGAGCCATTCAATATCAGTGTAGAAAATCAGAGAATTGCTGAAGTTAGATAGATTGTATCCGCTTGGACCAGTTCCATCTAAGTTATCAACATTCCAAGTTCCTTTTGATTTTCTTGTTTCGACAACACTTCCAGTAATGTAACTTCTGAGCACAAAGTTAGCTGTCGTGCCATTCATTTCAAAATAAATGCCATTTTGTGCGCCAAAGTATCCAACTCTTTGCCTTTGGTTGGCTTGCACATTTGTCATGGTAAATGTGCTATAAATAAGCAGAGACTTGCCGGGTTGATATGGCATGACTCTTTTGGTTTCACAAACAACTTGTGAACCAGATGCAAGATTGGTATTTAGATTGACCAAACTTCCATTTGTGTCGTATACAGTTGCAGCACCACCGCTTGTGACATAATTCCATTTATCATTTATTTGGTATCTGTGTTGGCTGTCGAATATCGTGAATGGGTTGCTGACTCTTAGTCTGCCGAATGCATCTGTTGATCCTGTTGCAAAGCTGACTGGAATGGTTGTTTGATTGCCACCTGAAGATAGAAAGGCGACTGGGAATGGGTTGGTGGGGCTTACTACTGATCCACTGTTAAGAATATTAATATTTCCAGAATTAACATAAACATTACCAGAAGTGATGTAGGAGTTTACATTTCCAGATTGAATGAAAGCGTTGATTTGTCCTGACATTACATGGACTTCACCAGAGCTTACAGATATTCTTCCCGAAAGAACTGCAATTAATCCAGAGCTAATAGTTGTTACGAGATTACCAGAAGGAATGTTGATATTGACGCTGCCACCTCCAATATCAACTGGAAGAGGATTAGTGGCACTTACATCTGTAGCGGAGTTGTTATCTCCGTATTGAAGTTTGACTCTCAGATGTTTAGCATCTCCGATTTCATCAGCTGCAAGCACTTTGTCATGATCTGTGAGGCGTACATTGTCTGACATGGCTTCTCCAATTTTTTAGGACAATGTATTTATCAAACTTTTTGAAAATTGTTAATTCAAGAAAAGGTTGTGCCAATATAATGGAAATGTTATCATCAAAAAAAATCAAGATTGGGGGCGATCCGATGTTGCGAAAAGCTGGATTATACCAGAGGTGCAGAAATAGGAGCGGTATGTCTGATTTTAGTCTTTGTGGCATCGGATTCAGATACTTTTCACCCTTAAAAAGCAGATCGCACAGCAACATATTCAATTCCAATAAAGTTTTAAGTTGTGCTTTTCAAATTAATCATAAAGTTTTTGAAGGTTTGGGCAAACCATGATTACTCTGGAGCAGGCACAAGCTGCGATTGAGGGCAGAAAAGAATTTGTTATCAAACAAACAGAAAACACAATTTGTTTTGATTATATTATCATTACCGATGATAGTTTCAGTGACGAAAAATTGACTAGGGGTAGTTCATCATGAAACTTACGAGAGAGGTAGATTTAAAACTAAAGAAGATTGTGGAGATTTGGCTTTTCGGTTTTTGTTGTGGGGTAGTTGTTTGTATAGCAATAAGTTTGTTTAACAGTAGCGTAAGATGAATATAGAAAAAATGTGTTTAATTGGATCAATATTTTGGGGAGCAAAAATAGGCTTCTTAATATCTATAGTGGCAATACAATATTAAGGGTAAACATGGAAATAATTAAAAACATTTTGGGACAACCTGTTGTCGCTTTTTTCGGATTTTGTGTTTGTTGGTTATCTATTTTTTTTATAGCCTTGTTTAAGGAAGAAAGATGAAATATGCAAAATTTATACACTGATATATTTTACATTTGCAATGTTTGTCATAAAGCACACAAGTGTGGAGATATTTGTCAAGGCAAAGAAGTTGACAGCAATCAAGCAGTTGTTTTTGCAAAATATGCAACTGCGATGAAGGAGGCAATAAATTGTTGGCAAAATGCCGATTGTGATGAGCATCAGTCTGTTTGCCAACCCAAAGTTAAAGAGTTCGCTCACAAAATTATGGAGCTTCAGGACAGGGTAAATTTATTGGAATCTGCAATCATCAAACATAGAGACAACAAAAAAGACCCTAACCAACAAGATGTAGATTTATGGAGCATTTTAACATGATTGAGTGTATGTTGTTATTGTTGACGGTGTGGAGCAGATTATCACTTGTGTTAGTCGTTTATTGCCTGTTTTGCTTAATTCAAGCAATATTTCTTAATGGAAATCAAAATATAAATTTAAGTCTTGGCGGGTTTTTAGCAGGAATTATATGTTTATTGATAATTCCAATTTTTAAAAAAAATTTAGAAAAGGTATCTAATTAAAATGTTTCCCAACCGTCCTTGTGGAAGTTTCGTATTTGAAGAAAACACACTAGTTTCATATGTGTTTTCGAACAACATGCTTACTAATGCTTCGGATTGCTGGCATAGGCAGCACATTAATAGTCATCATTTTGAACTTTTAGGTTTGCACAAATCTTTTGTATTCGCAGGTGGATGGCAAAGTAGTTTTTACCACATGGATGATATTTGAATATAGTGCTATAAATAAAACACTATGAATTTTAAAGATTTTTTAGAAAATGAAGAATATCGTGGTGAACATGAAGCTCCAGACAAAACTTCTGGTTTTCCGCTGCATGATTTGAAAAGCGTATATCATGACATCTACGATTCTCCGGTCAATTTGGGTGCAATAAATTTTGGGCACTACGGACAAGGAGATCCTAGAGATATTGAGGCTGTCAGCGTTATCAAAAGATTTTTTAATAAACCCAACTGGAAGGTAAAAATTTATCGTGCAGTTCCCAACATCAATGCCGACCTTGAGAAGAGAATTAAAAAATTAGGCAAGTTGTGGGATTATGTACAGAAATTTGGATTTCCTCCCATCAAAGACGAGGAAGCTAGAGACATATACAGAAACTTAGAGTACAACAAAGATAAATTTATTACCTACCTTCAAGATCAAATAAGAAGTTTGGATGCTTCGAAGAGTCCTCGTTTGTCAATTAAACCCGGCGATTGGGTGACCACAGTCAGAGCATATGCAGTCGAACATGGCCAATCTTTGTTGCAGGGCAAGTATAAAATAGTTACCGCTACAGTTCCGGCGAAAACACTTTTTACAGATGCTAATTCAATTTTGGAATTTGGTTACGATCCATCATAAAAAAATGGACAGCTGATGCTGCCCATTTTTAGGTAAAAATCATTAATATTTTTCAGTCAATATTTGTAATGTTTCCGTCTGAAGCACCACAAATTGATTTCAATGTAATCGCATCGATAGTGTCTTTCACGGATCTGACAGAACCATCTCCCATGCAAGCCATAGCGATTCCGCTATGAAAAGCGAATGGTTCATCATTAGGTCCGCAATTGTTAGTTGTCCATAAGCAAGTTGAAGGACCACCGACAGGATTTTGATTGTTGTTTATTTTTGCAATTTTGCTAGCAGTTGAGTTGCTAGGACCAGAAACTCCATTGGCACAAGCGTCAGGATCAGCCCAGTTATAAACTCTACGGGCAGGAGTTATTCCACCGTTGCCAGAAACAGGGTGGCCGGGGGCAGGAACTGGTGAGTTTCTGGCAGAACCAGCACCATATGTAGGAACACTAGGATGTGCTCTTCCAGCATCTTCGATAACAAGTATGGTATTTGAAGAACCATCAGATACTGAGGCTACAGTTGAACCATTAGCATTTAGCATTCCGAAAAACTTGCCTCTATACTGGGCAGAGCCAGTTCCTACTGCTCTTGAACCTGTGCCTTCATCAATATCTGTAATAGACACGCACATGTAATCTATGCATCCTAAGCCTTCGACAGCTGACCTACCACTAGGAGACAATGCGGTGCTTGGGCAAACAAAAGTCTTTACTTGAGTTTGAGCACCTATCCAGCCACTTGGAAAAGTAGGATCATCATAATCACGACCCTTAGAAGTATTATGCAAAAAAGTCTTATTGTAGTTTGCAGGTACAAAACTATCCATATCAAACATTTTATAAGTGGCTTCTTGCTCAACATAAGGAAGAATTTGTGTTGCCCAAGAATGGATTGTGTACAATGTGGCATTGTTGCCAGTGCTATCAACTTGTCCCGGCGTTGGCAATTTAGAATTAGCACTTTCAAAATTATGCATAGCTAAACCAATTTGCTTCATATTATTGCTGCAACTCATTCTATTGGCCGCTTCTCTTACCTTTTGAACGGCTGGAACGAGCAGTCCAACTAGGACTGCGATGATTGCAATTACAACTAACAATTCAATTAATGTAAAACCCTTGCGATTCATTACTATTTCTCCTATTTGAAAAAAAATAGTTAGATCACCAAAGACTCTAAATTTGATGAATTATATGTGAAGAAATTTTTAAGAAATTATGAAGAAAATTATCGTTCTTTGATTAATCTGATGTAACATTCGCCATAAACTTCAATAACTCCGACGATGGCTTGATATTCTTTTTGGCTCATATCCAGATCACATTCTTTCATGAGTCTTTTGTATTCATTTTTGCATAGTTTTATTGTCGTATCAAGGCCTTCATTCTTGAATGTTTTAATTACACTGCCGTATGGTTTGTCTTTGGCGGCGAAATGATAATAAGACAATATGGCATCGCCTCCTTTTTCCTTGGCTTTTTTGGCGGTTTCTTGTGCTCCCGCTTTTCTATTTTTTAGAAATTCCATTGGATCTTCGCTGCCAACTATAGATGCTTCGTTCATGAACATGATATTTCCTTGGTTTGAATACTTCACTATTCAATATATATTTTACATGAAATATATATTGGGGAATTATGATTAATTTCAATTTTAAGTTATGGCTTGGCGAGGCAATGGAATACCAGCATGAAAATTTCACGCAATTCTTAAGAAAATTCAAGAACAGGTTGACCAGACTTGAAATGTTGTTGAGTAAGGATAAATTTGAAAAATTGAAAAAAGATTTGTCTACTTTTCAAAGAAATGGTGAAAACCAATGTTATTCAAGGGTGGAGTACTGGTCTGATGCTGCCTACTACTTGTTGGAGAGAATTGAATATCGTTTGAGGAGCAGGCAGGCTTTGGGAATTTCGTTTGAAGCTGATTATGTTTTGACTCAAAAATGGTATGAAATAAAAGACAGGCTTGAGAAATACGGAACACTTTTCATCGGGTTGAAGGATTTGTTGAAATTTGATTTGGATCAAGATCCGCATTACAAGGAGCAGTATGAGTTGTTGAAAGAGATGATGAATGATCCTGAAATGCTGCGTAGCATGATTGCAGACTGTACTCCTTTGATTGCTCAGGTTGTAGAAGATATGGAAGGTGTGTTGAGTAATGTGTTCAAATTTATAGATTTGATCAAGAGTTTTGACAGGGAAATGCGTATCTGGGCTGAATCAAATGAGAGAAAAGAAGCTGGCATAATGGCGAAACAGCCGATAGATAAGCAGATTCCGGCGCATGAGCCGTTTGAATACATGTATCATGCCACATCCAATCTTCCAGCGATCATGCGGGATGGTTTCAAGACCAGAACAGAGTTGGGATCTCCAACTGGATTGGGGGGAGGCCCATCGCATTTGATAAGCTTTACATCCAATCCCAAAATAGCCAAGGGAATAGCATCCTCTTTGAAGACAGCGGTTAGGATTGCCAAGGGGGATATGACTTTTGATGATGTGGCTCAAAAGTACAAAAAATTAGGCATCATAGACGACAAAGATATTAATATTTCTAAAAGACAATATAACGATCCGTTTAAAAACACCTTTTATCTGTTCAGATTGGTTCTGGGCAACATTCAGGAGAAGGGTCTTGGTTACAATCCGTTCTTTGCCTTTGCAAATTTTGAAAGTTTCAAAAAAACAAACATTAATGACATAGGCATATTGAAGGCTAAAATTGATATGTCTAAGGTAGAAGAATATAATGAGGCTGAAGCGGAATACAGAGTTCCAGTTGATGCTATAAGCGAAATTTCCGTATTGCAATGAACATCAAAAAGTTACTCATTTTAAAATGCAAGTATTCTAATTGATATCGTATTATTTGAAGAGAGGTATAACATGAAAAAAATTCAAATAATTTTGGCTGTTTTTTTTATTTCAATGGTTGGTGTTGTATTTGGACAATTTAGGCCCACGATGCCTCCAAGACCTCCTCAACCAGCACCATTGCGTCCACCTGTCGTAATAGGAGGATTTAGCGGACAAACAGGCAATAGTGGAGTGCAAGGAGGCATTAATGGTGGTATGATGGGGATCAACGGTGGGATAACTGGTGCTGGAGGTATTCAAGGTGGCAATTTTGGTTTTGGCGGTGGGAATATGGGGGTTGGTGGATTTGGCGGTCAGTCTGGTGGAATGGCAGGAGGAATGTCCGGCATGGGCATGGGTGGTATTTCTGGTGGCATGGGTGGTATTTCTGGTGGCATGGGTGGTATTTCTGGTGGCATGGGCGGTGGCATGATGGGAGGGGGAAATAATAATCCATTTGGAGCATACACTCCCGGCACGGTTGTTAGACCAACAGGTATGGGCGGTCCTTACAGTATTATTCCTATTCAAAGTGGCTATCAATTAGGCATGGGTGGTGGTAGCATGAGTGGTATGGGCATGGGAGGCTTTGGAGGTGGTCAATTTGGTTTCGGAGGAGGACAACTAGGTGGTAATAATATTGGCAATGGTGGTTTTGGTGGTAATTTTGGCAATCTTGGCGGTGGACAGTTCGGTGGTGGATTAGGTGGCCAATTAGGCTTTGGTGGCGGATTTGGTGGCGGTAAAATGGGCTTCAATGGTGGTAGTGGGATTTAATGGTTGTTTAGGTTTTTAAGATGTGTACCCATAGATAAAACATGGGTCTTAATTTTTACAAAATGACTTTATTGCTAGAAGAGCAAGTAGAACAAGATTATTCAGCCTTGATATCTAATGTTGAAAATATCCCGCTCACCATTGGATACCATGTAAGTAAGGCTGTTTTTTCTGGCAATGCCTTTGATGACAGCCGCTTGGGATCGAATACACAAGAATCAGCCATCGGCACCAAAATTTACAGCATTGATAGCGTTTTAGGTCATCAGTTTGTGGAAGATCCAAATATTTTAACCGACTACGACAGACTCAATTTGCTTGGTGATAAAATGTACAAAGCAAATTTAAGACCCGGCAAAGTAGCAGTCATAGAATTTAAAAAGTTAGAAAACTTTTTTCCTAGAATCGACCCAACAAGTGTCAAGAGAGCAAAACAATTCCGAACATGGTTGCTCAATCAAGGCTACGGCGGTGTTCGCATAATAGGCTCTGGTGTTGGGAACTTAACCAACAATGCATTATGTATCTTAAGTTCTTCATTCATAAAAATTAGAAGTATAAAAAATTTAAAAAGCGGGACTGAACTAAAATCTAAAGATGGCGATTTCGATCAACAAATCCAACAAATAATAGCTCGAAACAAAGAAAAAAAGCCCGGTTTGTTAAGCAAAGTCCTATCTAGCATCGGTCTGATTGGTGGACAGAAATAGATTTTGCGCAAGAATCAGAGGGTTTTTTAACAAATACTTTTTCAGCCGTCATTTTAATTGGCAGCTGGGGACACTGGAGCAAAGACATATGACTGACATATCATTTTCAGAATATGGATTCACTACAAATAATCCACCGCAATTGCAAACAGCTTGGAACGAACAAAAAAGAGTTGTTGATCTTAATGACAAATGCTATGTTTTTATAACATCATTGTATTCGTCTCCTTGGCAGCAAAGAGAATGCTTTCCTAATGCTGACCGTTCGACTATATTTTATTATTGGTCCAAGTATGGTGACAAAAGAGTGAAAAGAAGTCAGCATTGGAGTGCTTATAGCACTTCTAGGTGGACTTCTGGAATAACTCAATCAAAGGTGTTCAACGAAAGTTATGCTAAGGGTTTTAAATTTTAAATGTGGTGTATTTTCTAATGATAATGCATGTTCGTTTAAAATTATGTTAGGTGCGGAATTATTTAAATCTCTCTGCTACGATGACAGAAGTCAGAGCCAATTATTCTCTCACCCTTTTTGTTATGAAAGTCATTGTTTTGGATACTTGTGGAGAAGTCAATGATTTTCAATTACACTTGCAGACACACTTATTCTGTATTTGCCAGAAATCAAAGATTCGGTGTAGCATTCAGCACATCTAATGAATATTGTTGTTTGGCTTTTGGAAGTAGATTCAATCGGGTTAGTAGAAATACAGGGCAAGCTTGGAGCGAAGTTTTTGGTGCTTGCGAATCTACAGTATGGAAAGAATTTTTCTTTGAACAACAAAACAATTGGGGAGGCTGGTGGTGAGACTATTTAATCCAGAATGTGATTGTTGGAGCCTTAATACACGAGCAAGTTCGAACATTCCTTGCTTCTTTCATCATTTTATGCCGTACTCATATTGCTGGCCTAGTTTTTTTGTAAGAAATAGAAATGTCAGATACCAAGAATCAAAACTTTTTGGGGGTTTTAAAGGTGATTGGGTTTGATTACATTAATTCATCTGAAAAGTTTTTATCAAAGAAAGATGGCATGTC